GACTAATCCATCATTATCCTTAGTTAGCCCCGGTGTACAATTTTCTGTACAAGACCTTAGTTACGTTGTTCAGGCTGTGGGCGTTACTACTTTAGGCTTGGTTGGTGAAACGCTAAAAGGCCCTGCTTTTCAGCCAGTTTCAGTAATTAATCCTAATGATTTTGCTACAAAATTTGGTGCTCAGTCTGCTGAATTATTTGGTAATGGCGTACCAAAATATGAGTTACCTTATATAGCAAATTCATATTTACAGGAATCAAACCAATTATATGTTACAAGAATATTAGGCTTAAGTGGTTATGATGCAGGTAAGGCGTGGGTAATTACAACGAGTGCAGCTATTAACCCTGCAAGTATATCTACTGCGGTTTCTACAGGTGTTACGACATTTACAGGTAATACATTTTCAAATGCAACCATAAATGCAAATGTTTCAAACTTTACGACTTTACCTATAACAGCAATTAACAGTGCAGCGACTTTTACAGTTTCAAGTGCAACTACTTTAACAAAATCCAGCACAGCTTTTACTGCCACTCAAATAATTTTAAATGTAACAGCATTTAATAGCTCCACAAGCGCAGGTACGGCTAATTATGTTATTACAGGTTTAAGTGGTACATCTTTATCTGCTTATGAAAATATTCCAGTTGCTTTAGTTAGGTCTCGTGCCGATTATGTAAGTGATACCAAAACTTTTAGAGCATCAGCCGTAACTATGAGTACAGGGGCGACTTCAAATGCTTTAGCACAGTTTAATTTAGTTACTAACAATAACACTTTAATGGTGTCATTAGACCAAACTCAAACTCACTTTATTGGTAAAGTATTGGGTTATGCCGCTTTTGATAAAAAAGTTGACCTTTATGTTGAAGATGTTTATCCTAATTTAATTGCATCATTAGTTTCAGGTGGTAAAGTTTTTGGTTTAAATAACACATTAATTAATTATACTAATTTAAATAATTATCAAGCACAATATCAAACTCCAGAAACTCCATTTTTTGTTTCAGAAGTTCGTGGTAATCAAATTGAGCGTTTGTTTAAATTAATTTCAATTTCTGATGGTAATGCTGCAAATTCTGAAATAAAGATTTCAATTGAAAATATAAATTTTGCAACCGGGGAATTTGATGTTTGTGTTCGTGATTTTAACGATACGGACGCATATCCTTCATATTTTGAAACATTCCGGAAATGTACAATGAACCCACTTTTAACTTCATATGTTGCTAAAAGAATTGGTACTTCTGATGCAAAATATACATTAATTTCAAACTACGTCATGGTTGAATTAGACCCGATGGCTCCAAGTGATGCATTACCTTGTGGTTTTGAGGGTTATATATGTAAAAATTTTACAGGAAATTTACCATCAGTTTTATATAAAAACGCTTACAGTTTAACAGATAAAGTTAATAAAGTATTCTTAGGTTTCAGCGATACCGTTGGTATTGATCAGGATTTATTTAATTTCCAAGGTGTAAATATCTCAACTGGTTTAACCGCAGGTTTCCACATGGATTCTGGCGCAACCGGAAGTATGGATACAGGCACAACTGATAGCTTTATAACAGGTAATTATCAGTTTAATAGTGAAGCGAGTGTAGCAGGAACTCCTTTAGCACCATTAAATGCCCGTAAATTTGTATGTGGTATAGCAGGTGGTTTTGATGGCTGGGATATTTTCCGCACAACAAGAACAAATTCAGATGCTTATATAAATACATCTTCTGAATTTACAAATGCAGGATTTACTTTATCATATCCGTCTGATTATTATGCATATTTAAATGCTATAAATACATTCGCCGATGCAAGTGATTTATTTATAAACTTATTTGCAACGCCGGGTATTGATTATAATTATCAAACTTCATTGATTCAGGAAACCATAGATATGGTACAGGATGTCAGGGGTGATTGTTTTTATATTGTTACCTCACCGGATTTAGACCCAACATCTTCAACTGCCGCTCAGGACGAAGTTGATTTATTGAGTTCAACCGGAATTGACGCAACTTATGCAACTACATTTTTCCCTTGGGTACAATATAATGATACTCAAAATAATGCAAACATATGGTTGCCTCCTACATACGAATATGTAAGACTTGCGGCTCAAACAGATAATCAACAGGCACCTTGGTTTGCTGTTGCTGGTTATAACAGAGGCCAATTACAATCTACTTTATCTGAAATTAAAATTAATCAAAGTAGTGCAGATATTTTATATCAGGGTCGTATTAATCCAGTGAGAAGTTATCCGGGTTCTCAGTTAATGTTATGGGGTAATAAAACATTACAAGTTGCCAATTCAGCTCTGTCAAGCAGCAACGTTGCCCGTTTATTGTTACAATTAAAGAAATTAGTTTCTAACGTTGCAATAAGATTGGTATTTGAACCTAATGATACTACACTTCAACAACAGTTTTTAACATTGGTAAAACCAATATTAGCGTCTGTTAAAACTCAAAGAGGTGTTATCGATTTTCAGGTTACCTGCGATGGTACTAATAATACATCGCAGACAGCCGATCAATTGGAATTGGTTGGTTCTATAAGAATTAAACCTACACTTGCAGCAGAATATATAAATGTTGGCTTCTCGGTTACTGACCAAGGTGCAAGTTTCTCGGTAGCCAGTTAATTAACTGAAAATCAGCATATTATTATGTTTTTTAAATCTAATTCCTATAATTAATTTTATAGGAATTTTTTATTTATATTGATTTTTTAAAATTTTAATTTTATATTTGTAGTATGAGTTATAATGTGAAAAGAATTAAAAGAAAATGTTTAATTTGTGAAAATGAATTTGAAATAAAAATTACAAATGCAAAAAAATTATGTTCAGATGAGTGTAGAAAAACTTGGAATGCCAGACCAGAAAATAAATTATTACGTACTCAGGGATCAAAAAAAGCTATAATTAAAAAGTTTGAAGACGAAGAATATAAAAATAAAGTAATAAATAAAAGAAAGAAAACAAATTTAGAAAAATATGGCGTTGAAAATCCAATGCAGTCCGATAGTATTAAAAATATTCTAAAAGAAAGTTATATAAAAAAATATGGTGTGGATAATCCTATGAAATTACCTGAGAATGTTAAAAAAATTAAAGAAGCTAAAAAACAAAATTTTAATAATGAAAATTATAATAATCGGGAAAAAGCTAAAAAAAGTAATTTAGAACGTTTTGGTTTTGAATTTCCAATACAAAATGAAGATATATTAAAATTAAGAGAAAATAATTATTTTGAAACATATGGTGTTAAGTATCCGCAACAACGTGATGAAATAAAAAATAAAACTATAGAAACTAATTTAGATAAATACGGTGTACCTTATCCTGTTATTTTCGCAGAAAAACAAGATAAATTTCCTTTATCCGAATTAAAATTAAGTAATATTTATAATACTAAAATTCTAACAGATTTTAGTGGCACAACAAATAATAATAAATTTTTGTATTATAATTTTGAATGTAAAGATTGTGGTAATATTTTTATAGGTACATTTTCAAATAAAAAATATCCAATTTGCCGTAAATGTTTTCCGGTAAAAAGTTCAAGTAGTTTACATTTAATGATTAAATCAATACTTGATTCAAGTGGTGTGTCATACACCGCAAATGATAAATCATTGATATACCCATATGAATTAGATTTTTATATTCCGGATTTAAATTTGGCAATTGAGGTTAATGGAAATTATTGGCATAGTGAAATTGCCGGAAATAAAGATAGGTATTATCATTTAAATAAAACTAAGTTATGTAATGATAAAAATATTAAACTTATTCATTTATTTGAAGATGAAATTATTTATAAATTTAATATTGTAGAAAGTCGTATATTAAATCTTTTAAAAAAAACAGATAATACTATTTATGCACGTAAATGTACAATAAAAGAAGTAAATAATAAAGATAAAAAAATATTTTTAGAAACAAATCATATTCAAGGAAATTGTAATGATGGTTTTAGATATGGATTATATTATAATGATGATTTAATTTCTTTAATGACATTTGGGCAAAATCGTATGTCTCGTAAATCAAATAAAAATGAATTTGAATTAATCAGATTCGCAAATAAACTCAAAACAAATGTAATCGGAGGATTTTCTAAATTATTAAAATTTTTCATAAAAACACATTTACCTAAAAAAATTATTACATTTTCAGATAATCGTTGGAGTGGTATTAATCCACAAAATACTGTATATACTATCAATGGTTTTACTTTTTTAAAACAAACTTATCCTTCATATTTTTATTTTATTAACAATACTTATTTTATCAGATATAACAGATTAAAATTCACAAAAGAAAAAATAGTTAAATTATTTAATGGAGACATAAATAAAACTGAATGGGAAATAGCCCAAGAAAATAATATGGATAGAATTTGGGATTGTGGTACTTTAAAATATGAAATGATTATTTAAATTAATTCTGAAAACTTTTGAATTTTATTGAAGTATTTATAAATAAAGGAAAGCTGACCTTAAAATGTCGGCTTTTTTAATTAAAGGATATGACAAAGAAAAATATTTTAGAAATTGTTGACCAGAGATTAGGTTCCACCATTTATGAGAAAATTTTTAAAGTATTATGTCAAAACCTAAATATAACTAATGCTCAAAAAATCGGATCTGGTCAAAATGGTATTGCATATAAATATGATGATAAAGTGTTGAAAATAACTATGGATGAATCTGAGGCTGAAATGAAATATAAACTTATAAATATGAAACTTAGACATTTACCTCATATTTATAAAGTTTATAAATTAAGTATCGAATCTTTAAGAAGATATGGTTATAACGGGGACGATAATATTTTTGTTATCATTCAGGATTACGCTCAACCTCTTTCTAAGGATTGGATTAACTTTCTTAATTTATTAAAAAATGGAATTGACAAAGGTGAAAATGATGGAATATATTTTGATACCTTGAATGACTACATCAAAAACTTCAGCTACATAAGAAAGTATATTGAAAATAAAATGAAATTCCCGCTAAGTTATTTTCAAAATTTTTATGGGTTATTATCCGAAATGAAAAAATTGGGAATTGATTCTATTGATTTTACATATAGAAATTTTGGGTTAAGTTCTTCAGGTAATTTAATTTTCTTTGATATCGGTTTTGGTTCGGGAGGTATAGTAGTAAAAAGTGAAATTACTTTTTAAAAATATTTTTAAAAAAAGTAAAATTATTTTTTTCTGACTATTTATAAATAAAAGAAAACAATGGCAGATTTATTACGTCAAGTACCTATAGAATACGAATTAATTCGTGTAAACCGTTTCGAATTACAATTTCCTACTGAATTGGGTATTGAATCTTGGATGGTGCAAAAAGCTAAAAGACCATCATTAAAAATAAATTCAGTAAAAATACCATTTATGAACACTATTTTTTCTGTTGCTGGTCAATATGAATGGGAAGCAATGGAAATAGAATTTATTCAAACTATCGGCCCTTCTACAAGTGAAAAATTAATTGAATGGGTTCGGTTACATGTTGAATCATTAACAGGTAGAATGGGTTATTTCGCAGGTTATGCTAAAGATTTAGTTTTAACTTCATTAGACCCTACTGGCGTTGCTGTTGAACAATGGACTTTGCAAAATTGCTGGGTTACTGATGCCGATTTCGGTCAGAATGATCATGGGGATGACGGGCTTCAAATGATTAAAATTACCATTCAACCTCAATGGTGTGTGAAAAATTACTAATAATGGGAGCACCAAAAAGTAGTGGAAATGTTTCAATATACAGAGACAAACCTAAAGTAAAGAGAAAAGGCATACATTCAAAATGTAAGTCAAGTAAAAGTAAAAAATCCACCAATTATAAAAAAGTAAATCGGGGACAAGGCTAAAAAAAAATAAAAATTATTCAATTATTTTAAATCCTCAGAAAATAAATTCCGGGGATTTTTTGTTTTATAGTATTTATATATAAATAAAAAGAAATTATTTTTATATTGATATGGAAGAAAACAAAAACATAAAACCTCATACTAATAACGGCATAGGTATGGGTATGAAGAGTATTTACGAAGATGAAATATTCAAAGTGCCTTTCGATAAAGTACAGTTACCAAGCGGTGGTTTATTATATGGTAATGAAATCCCGGAAATTCTGGATGTTGAATATGTTACAGCTAAAGATGAGGATATTTTATATTCATCAGAATTAATGTCTACTGGACAAATTTTTAATATTCTTGTTAAAGAAAAAGTTAAGAATAAACAAATAAAAGTTGAAGACCTTTTAATCGGTGATTTTAATGAAATATTATTATTCTTACGTAAAAGTGCTTATGGAAACATTTATAACGTAAGCACATTTGACCCGGATACTCAAAGAATTATAAAGCAACCGCTTGATTTAAATTTACTTGAACGTAAACCCATTGGAGCACAATTTGATGAACGGGGTGAATTTGAATTTGTTTTACCTACCATGAATAAGCATATTACATTTAAATTAATAAATGTAGGTATGATGGATTTCATCAATAATAAAGCGGAACAAATGGTAAATAAAATAACAGGCGTAAAACCATTTATTAAATGTCGTTTAGAAAGTCAAATAATGTCGGTGGATGGTCATCGTGAAAAATTTTATATATCAAGATTTGTTGACGTAATACCTCCAATGGATAGGCTTGCCTTAATGAAATATATGGAACAAATTGAGTGCGGGCCTAATTTAAATTACGCTTTTAAATCCTCTATTAAAGGAAATGAATATACAGAGAAAATTACATTGGCACTCGACTTTTTTTACCCGAGTGTAACTATTTAAAAATCAATTACTTATAGTTTAAAAGGGATTAATTTCCCTTTTTTTATTTAATAAAGTTAACTAATGTATTCAGATTCTATACCTATACCCTCAAAAGGTATTTTTTACGAAGGCGAGCCGGAGTATCTACAAGTTTATTATATGACCACTGAGGATGAATTAAGCCTCACTACACCGAATATATTTGCTAAGGGTGATGCGTTGGTCAACTTATTAAAAAAGACTGTCTGTGAGCCTAATAACATTAAATATGAGGATTTGCTTTTACATGATCGGGATTATCTTTTATTATTTTTAAAAGATAATGCCTATGGTTATGTTTTAGATTATGCCGGGGTTAAAGGTTTAGATAAAAGTAAAGAAAAAGATAGCGTTTATTTTGATTCTCAAAATATCGAAATAAAAATGGGTTTAGATAAAATCCCTGATGATGGTTTATTTTATACTTACCGTTGGCAGAATTATATTTTTAAAATCAGACTATTAAAAACTACTGATATACCGAAAATTAATAAGCGTAGCCGTTTAAGTTATTACATTCAACATATTTATTCAATAAATGAAAATACGGATAGAAAATATATTCAATCTTTTATGGAATCTATTCCAATTATTGAATCGAAAAAAATTAAAAAATTCATCGATTCATTGGCTTTTGGTTTAAATAAGAAAACTTGGGCAATTATTGGGGGAAACCGAGTGAACATTGATTTAGTAATCGATGAAAGCTTATTTGGTTTAAATCAACAAAATATTGGTAAGATAGCTAAAAGTATTAATGATTCAATCTTTTTTCTGTTAAACGAAGGTAATGGTTATACTGAACAGGGATTATTAAAAATGCCTGTGCATATACGCAAACTTCATGAAGAAAAATTGATACAAAAAATCAATAAAATCAATGAAAATATGAAAAACAGTAAATAATAAAAGCAACATTTTTTAAAATAGTGTGGTATTTATTTAAAAGACCGATAATGAAGTTAAATTTATTCGAAATATTTAATACGATAGTTGAAGCAAAACTAAAAGTTCCTCATCTATATTATATTAATACTCAAGGTATAATATTTTTTAAAAATTTACCATCATTGAGTCAGGTTTTAGGACAAATCAGTAGTCCTACCCCAAGTGATTTTGAAGATTTAATTGCCGATGAAAATCCGGATCATTTTGATGTTATGATAATTCAAGCTGTGGCAAAACAATTTTTTAATAAAAATTATCATAATCCAGTTTATCAGTTATCTGTCCAATTGGCTAATGCTATTAATAGTGCAAATCAACAAGCTAAGAATAATCCGGGAAATCAGGGTGCACCTATAACTAAAAAAGGTCGTAAACCTAAAAATTATATTGCCCCTCCAAAATATGGTGTTAAGATAAGACCTAAACCTATATATATTGAAGCACAAAAAGAACTTATTGCCTTAGCAAATGAAATGTTGGTTTTTGTAAACTATAAATCAAAATTATTTTTACAAAATAATCAAAATAATCAAAATAATCAAAATAATCAAAATAATCAAAATAATCAAAATAATCAAAATAATCTAATTTTACAAATAAAAGATTTTAAAGATTTACAAAAATATATAAATAAAACGCCCATTTTTAGTCAACCTCAAAGTCCTAAAAGAATAACAGATGCTACCTTTCAAGATTTTCTGGATGCTAAAAATGCTGATGCTCAAAAATATTATGAGTTAATAATAAAAGGTGATGATAGTCAGGAAGGGGATGATACCAATTCCGGTTTAATTTATAATTTATTTAAAACATTACGATATGAATGTAATGAAAGTGTTATTACGGACACCAAATTAAATTATAATATGGATAAATTCGCTTCTTATTATGGTTTAAGTCGCAATGGAGATGAAAATGATAAAAAAACAAAAGAATTTTTTGCGACAAAATCTTTGAACATGAATAGATTACGTAATTATGATTTG